TGCCCGCGCTGGTGCTGGCGGCTGATTGGTATGACTCAGCCGCGCGTGAAACTGACATTATCGGTCGCAACCAAATCACCCATCCCGGCTTTGTACCGGTTAAAACACTACGGGTACCCATTCGATGAATAATGATGTCACGCTGCGGGTAAATGGCCGCGAGTGGGCAGGGTGGACCTCTGTCTCTATCTCGGCAGGTATCGAGAGATTAGCCCGCGACTTTAATGTAGAGATCACTCGTCAATGGCCTGGTAGTGAAGAGGCTGGACACCTCCAGCCGCGAGTGAAAAAAGGCGATCCTGTCACGGTGTTAATAGGTACTGATCTGGTGGCCACCGGCTATATCGATGCAACACCGGTACGCTATGACGCCCGTTCGGTATCAGTTGGCATTGTCGGTCGCAGTAAAACAGAAGACTTGATCGACTGCGCTGCACTGATAACCCAATTTACCGGGCGCTCTTTTGTCCAGATAGCAACCCAGCTTGCCGCGCCATTTGGTGTGTCCGTAGTTAATGCTGGCGTCGAAAATACGCCCATGCAGGGGTTGCAGGTTGATTACGGCGAAACTGTGGTGGATGTGCTCGATAAAATGATGGGCATTCAGCAGGTACTGGCCTATGACAATCCAGTCGGTGCCTTGGTCATTGGTCCGGTGGGTGCTTCGCGCACGGTTACCGCGCTGGTACTGGGTGAGAACATCATTTCTTGTGACACGGAACAGAGCATTAAAGACCGTTTTTCTGAATACGTAGTCGCTGGCCAGCGGTCGGGGAATGATGACGATTTCGGCGCGGCAACGACTAATGCGATCCGGGCTAAAACAGTAGATGGTGGTGTGAGCCGCTATCGTCCCATGGTTATCAAGCAGAGTGGTAATGCGACTGGCACCACAGTGATTGAACGCAGTCAGTTTGAAATGCTACGACGGGCAGCGCGTACCGATGAAGTAACTTATACGGTGCAGGGCTGGCGGCAGGGGAACGATGATTTATGGTCACCCAATCAACTGGTGACGGTGTTTGATCCAGTGCTTGGCTTTAACAACCGCGAAATGTTGATAGCAGAGGTGACTTACAGCAAAAACGAGCAGGGAACAATCACCCAGTTACGTGTTGGCCCGCCCGATGCTTACCTACCAAAACCACCCAACCCCAACAAGCGCCGCAAGAAAGCCGAAGAGGATGAATTCTAATGAGTCGATTACTCACTAGTTTGCAGCGTGGACTGTCCAATATGTTGGTGCGCGCTGTGGTTCGCCGCCTTGATTCCAGCAGTAAAAATCAGATGCTGCAAATCCAGATGATAGCGGATGAGTTAAAAGACAACATCGAACATCTGGAGCCTTATGGTTTCACCAGTGCCGCACATACTGGCGCAGAAGCGTTCGCTGCTTTCCCTGACGGTGACCGTTCTCACGGTGTGGTGTTGGTAGTTGCTGATCGTCGGTACCGGATTAAAGGGTTAAAAGATGGCGAGGTTGCCATTTACAGCGACGAAGGTGACAGCATTATTCTCAAGCGCGGCAACAAAATAGAAGTGAATACGAAACAGTACATTGTTAATGCAGAGGAAAAAGCGGTATTCAACACCCCACTTATCGAAGCTACAGGTGTGATAAAAGCAGTCGGTAACATTGAGTCTGAGGCTGATGTTAAAGATAAAACCAGCACCATAGAGACTATGCGTGAGCAGTTCAATTTGCACGATCACCCACATGGCGAACCGAATACTGACAAGCCTAACCAGAAGATGGAGTAACCCATGATCCTGATGGTGAACGGCCAACAACAATCAGTTTCCACCCCAACGGATAGCCTAACCCGCGCGGTCATTATTTCTCTTTTTACCTGGCGCCGCGCTGATCCCGATGATGATTCAGAGCAGCCCATGGGGTGGTGGGGTGATAGCTATCCCACTATACAAAATGACCGTATAGGCTCCCGCTTGTACTTGCTCCAACGCACCACACTGACCAGTAAAACAGTTGAGCTGGCGCGAGGTTATCTGGATCAGGCATTAGCCTGGCTAAAAGACGACGGCGTAGTTTCACGAATAGCCATCAATGTACAGCGGCGCGGCACTGACATACTGACTGCTGAAATAACGCTGTATCGCAACGATGGCAGTTCTCAGCTAATAACATTCGATGATTTATGGAGTGCACTCAATGGCTGACAGCGGATTTAACCGCCCGACACTTCCCCAACTCATTACCCAAATCCGCAGTGACCTTAATTCTCGATTCCAAACTGATGCCGTTCTTCGCCGTACCGACACCGAGGTTTACAGCCGAGTGCATGCGGCGGCGGTGCATACAGTTTACGGCTACATCGATTACCTGGCTCGCAACCTATTACCGGATCAGTGTGATGAGGATTGGTTAGTACGTCACGGCAATATGAAACGCTGCCCACGTAAAGAACCATCAACTGCTACCGGTTTCGTGCGCTGGGAAGGGGTAACTAACGACATTGAAGTTCCTGCCGGAAGAATTATTCAGCGTGATGATTTGCAGGAGTACACCACCACGGCAGCGGCAACGTCTGTTGCGGGTGTTTTGCGGGTGCCGGTGATTTGTTCGGTCGCTGGCACTTCGGGAAATACAGATGATGGTATTGGTATGGTACTGACTCAACCGATTAACGGACTGCCATCGTCAGCGGCGGCGGATAACATAGAGGGTGGCACTGATATTGAGCCGGTAGAAGAATGGCGGGCGCGAGTCATTGAGCGGTGGTATTACACCCCGCAGGGCGGCGCTGACGGTGATTATATTATCTGGGCCAAAGAGGTGCCCGGTGTGACCCGCGCATGGACTTATCGCCATTGGATGGGAACTGGAACTGTCGGCGTGATGGTGGCTAACAGCAATCTTGAAAATCCCATCCCTGATAATGCCGTGGTAACCGCAACACGCGAGCATATTTTACCGTTGGCTCCAGTGGCTGGAACCAGTCTCTATATCCTTGCGCCTGCAGCAAAAGTGGTGCCATTCCATATTCGCCTCACGCCAGATACGCCCGAAGTGCGCTATGCCGTCATGGCCGAATTACGCGCCATGTTTATGCGTGATGGCGTACCAGGTGGAACGCTAGATCATTCGCGTATTAGCGAGGCTATCAGTATCGCCACTGGGGAATATAAGCATGTGCTGGTGAGTCCGACCGATGATATACCGCTGGCCGCTACTGAGCTGCCCATTGTGGGAGATTTTACGTGGACCTAACAGATGGCTATGCCCAGCTACTAACAAATCTTCTCCCACGCGGACCCGCATGGGAGGGTGATGATCCCCTACTGCTGGGGTTGGCTCCGTCATATTCCCGAGTACATAAGCGCGGGGACAGCCTGATGGTGGAGATTGACCCGCGCACCACCACCGAACTAATCGACCGCTACGAGCAACTCACTGGCTTGCCTGATTCCTGTGCGCCAGCAGGCGTGCAGACTTTGGCCCAGAGGCAACAGCGGCTTGATGCAAAGATTAATATCACAGGTGGAATTAACAAGGCGTTCTATCTGGCACAACTAGCTGCGCTGGGTTATCCGGATGCCACGATTACCCAGTTTGAAAGTGACTTATTTCGCTGTACTTCGACCTGTATTGATTCGTCTTATTCAGAAGAGTGGCGCTATTGGTGGCAGGTCAACATGCCGACCGCCACGCAAATCACCGATATGACCTGCGTCTCGCTGTGTACCGATAGCCTGAGAGCGTGGGGTGATACCACGGCTGAGTGCGTCATTAATAAACTCTGCCCATCACACACCTACGTAACTTTCTTATACCCGGAGTAACCCTTTATGCATCGTATTGACACTCCCTCCGCTCAAATTGATAAATTTGGCGCAGGTAAGAACGGCTTTACCCGTGGCAACCCACAAACTGGCGTACCGGCCACGGCATTAGATGATGATTACTTTGATGCTATTCAGGAGGAAATGGCGGGTATTGTCGAGGCCGCCGGTATAACTCTTGATAAAACAAATCGCGACCAGGTACTGGTAGCGCTGAAAAAATTATTTTTGCAGTCGGGTAATAACCTGTCAGAGATTAAAGATGCTGGCCTGGCAGCAGTCGCACAAACTCTCACAAACCTTGGTTTAAGCGATGTGGCACATATTCCGCAACTTACGG